CGCGACACGATATAACCGGCCTGCTGGTTGGTGTCGTATGTGTCCGGCACCTGAACCATATCGCCAATGTTTACCCACTCTCCGTCAGCCATTGCCGTTACCTGCATGGTCATGCGGGAGTAGATAAGCCGCCTGCATTCCCTAAGCGCGCGCTCCGCCGCCTGGAACCTGTTTCTGACGTAAAGCATTTCGAACTTTTTCGCTTTGGCTGGCGATCCTTCAATTATGGAATTGCCGGATATACGGTACCGGACAAAGTCCTGCTTATTGGTGTCCGGGTTGCGATACTGCACCTCTACGCCATCGTAGCCACCAGGCAGCGTCATGTCGTAGGAGAGCGAGTAACCATCAGGTTTGGTGTTTGAGCGGTTGAATATCGTGGCCGCAGATGCCTTTTTGCTGTCTCTGGTGAATGACAGCACGCCATTGTCGTCGTAAACCGATACGCTGGCAGCGTCACAGATGGTCTCCATGCGCGAACCGAGCGATACATCCTCATCGTCAAAGGTGTAATCGAAATACCCCAGCCACGGGTCGATAGCGTCGATTTCGGCCTGGATCTGGTACAGGCCATAAATATCAATGCTCGACTCCGGCTGCTGCCCGACCACCAGCCAGTTAAACAGCGCGATATCAGCAAACTTGCGTGATGGCCTGAGCGTGTAGTCGACCTGCTGCGTCGTCATGTTGTAGCTGATGACGTGGCGGGTGATCAGCGCGTTGTATTTCCTGTCTCGCCCGCTTGTAGCGTTCTCTGTGGCGCGGACCTTTACCATTACCAGCGAATCCTCAGCGTGAACGACGTTAGTTCTGACGTTTACCGCGTGAATCTCTTCAACCTGCAGTTTGCTGGCGTCACTGCTGTTATCAGTCCTCTGAAAAGTGATCGCATAGCGCCCAAACCCGCCAGTCGGAATAAGCTTGTCCGTCCGGTTAAACGTCTCCGACATGTAGTCGTGCGGCGTTGTCTGACGGTAAGTGAATACCTGTTCGGTTCCGGGGATCTGGTTATTGCTGTCATCGACTTTCCAGATTGTCACCTTCCAGTTTGTTTCGCTGTTACCGCCGAGACCGGACTGCGTGTGAAGCCATAACTGGCTTGATGCTATCGGCGAGAAAAACGGCCCCACTATCAGCGCGGCGTTATCATTCAGGATGAACTTCGTCGTATTGATGGTTGCATCCTGAATGGGAATGGCGGGGCCATTCAGACGGTCAAATGTGAAGGTGTAGTAATAAGTCGGGTTAACCACTGCGCCGTCGTTTGTTTCCTGAAACTGTATCAGCCTGCCCGAAAGAGTTACGTCTTCCGTTCTGGTGCCGCCAGTGATTGGATACGTCACATTAATGGTGAATGTCACCGGGTGTGGGAAGGTCAGATCGGCAAAGTAATCGAAGGATGCCTGTTTCACGATTTTCATCGCTATCTGGCCCCCGGCATAGACACCGCTGATAACAGTGTTTGCAGTGGCCGTTTCGACCGGGAAATCGCCGCTCTCGTTTAACCCTGGCACTTCCTGTCCGTCGACATCGTCGAACTGATAGCCCTCATTCACGACCGGGATGACATCACCTGGCTGGTAAATGGTGTAGCTGGCTCCAGCCATAGAACCGAGATTCGACTCAGAGAAGCGGACTGACGTAACGTCATATTTCCCCAGACCAAATACCATCAGTTCAGTGATGTATTTCAGGTTGCTGATGTATTCGAATAGCGATTCCTGAGCCAGATCCGGGAAAGAGCGGACCTGGCCGAAATTGTCCGGCTTCGCCTCGCCATTGCGCGCGATGTTAGTCTGCCCCTTCAGGCTGTTATTAGGTGAGGTCTTGCTGTTTCCGGCACCGGCATTAGTGTTTGGCTTCGGCATCAGCGAAGACAACACCTTTTGGGTGAACTTGATCGGATTCAGGTGCTCGAGAGGGTTTAGCAACGTGCCGACAAGACCGCCGCTCTTCGGCTGGTCGAAAATTATTACCCGGTGGTTGTCCTGAAGTGCAAACTCCAGCTCATCATCTGGTTGCAGCTCTTTGCCGTTAACGTTGATGCGAATATCGCGGTGAAAACTTTCCTGCTCAAGCCATTCTGAAAATACCGTGCCGGCTTTAACAATCGCCCGGTCCTTCGGCATCCCCGGAACGCGCTGAATCTCGATTACCGGCATAGGTGTAAAACTCCACTCTGGTGAATAGCTTCTGAATTGTCCGGATGGCGTCGAACCGGACGTGTCCATTTTCCCCGCGGCTATGCAGCGCGCGACCGCCGACAATCAGGCCGACATGCACCGGCAGGCTACCGACCCAGGCAACGAAGATCCCTTCATCGGTAAACGTGTCAGCACGCTGCCAGAAGACAACATCTGCGCCATAGCAGGTCATGAAGTCGCGTCCGGATTCATAATCCACCGTCTGGTGAATTTCGATCCCCAGAACGTGGCGGTAATAGAGGACCACCAGACCCCAGCAGTCAGCAGCGTCAAAGCTGCAGGCGCGGTTACTCCAGGGGATGCCCTCAACCCGCGAGATGAAGTCGTCTTTAAGCATTCTGGAGCCCCGGATATTCTTCGACGGTATACAGACGCCCGACGTTGCGATTAAGCGGGTTTACGCGCGTCAGGCCGCACGTCACGTCCTTGTCGCCCATCGAGCAGTCGCTAACGTAGAGCGTCCATGACTTGATAGCAGTCGTCATGTCGGCTGCGTCAAATTGCTGGTACGTCGCCGAGATAGGCGTGATGCGCGAGTAGGCTTTCCACTGTTTGAGTTGCTGCTTGAAGTCCTGCGCCAGCCTGCCAAATTTGACGGTACTGTCGAGGATCGGCGTGTTGCTCTGCTGGCTTTCGGTTAACTCCATGCGGCATGGTGTGTAGACCTGGCCGCCAAGTGTTTTGGGGAAAATCTGGTTATTAACGAGCCTGATATAGCCAAAGACCGGGCTGTAAAACGTGATGGTTTCGTACAGGATTCGGTTTGGCCTTCGGCTCTGAAATTCTCTGAGAGTCGGCATTATGGCACCTTCGGTAAACTCTCCGGGTCGCGCCCGTCAGGATAGCCAGTAACGATGATATCCAGCCAGGACGCCCACGGTGGCGGCAGCTCAACGATAATGTCGTCGAACTCGTCATCGGAGTTAACCAGCTCGCGCGCAACGACATCACTGCTCCACGTGAAAATGGACCCGGACTGCGACCATGACGGCCAGGAGAGAAAGTGTAATTCCTGCACCTCGACGCCGGTGTCTCCGGTCCCGGTGCCGAGTGGCATCGTGAACCACTGATTGCAGTTATCGAGGTAGTTCGGGCTTCGCAACCACTGCATGAATGCCCGGTGCTGGTCCTGGGTGAATATCCACGTCAACGAGAAGGAGGTCTTCAGGTCGTCGGTTAATTTCTGGAATACCGGCGCGCCGACCGTCGGCTGGTCGACGCGAAACCCGGTATCAGTAGTGGGTGATTTCCCCTTCTGGGCCAGCGGCAACCAGTCAGGGTACGGAATTGGCATGTTATCCCCTTGCTTTGCGTGGTGCCTGGTGATTTTGCTGGATAGCCTGGCCGATGCGCCCACCCTGGCTGATATCGGCAACAATCATATCGATCGTCACTCCATTGCCGTTCTGGGTCGCCTGCGCGTCGACAGTTGCACCGGTATAGTTCTGAATGTTGATAGTGACTGGCACTGAACTACCGCCTGCACCGGCATTCATCTGCTTATTGCTGATGACTTTCCCGTTGTCGCCGGGGATCATGTACTGGCTGCCATTATTGGCCTGGTAGATTTCAGGCATGCCGCCCTCACCTACCTGATACGTACGGCCAGCAGATACCGGCCCACCGTTCTTACGCTTGCCAGCAATACCACCAGCCATCGCCATAGCCGCGATAAGGGCAGCAATACCGATCGCCGCCGCACCGCCGAAAGAACCGATTGAGGCAACGGCCGCCGCAGGGGTCCAGACCGCCATTGTGGTAGTGGCCGCCGCGGTGCTTGCCGCAGTGGTTGTCGCTAAACCAGCAGTTTGCGCCGCAGTAGTTGTGGCAATCGCTGAGGTTTGTGCTGCTGCACCCATGACGGCAGATTTCACCCAGTCAACGCCCATCTGAACGAAGCCGTTAATCAGGCTATTCAGGGCGTTACTGGCGAGAGATTGCATTGCCTCCTGTGCCGACATGCTTCCGGTCAGGATCCCGGTAAAGGCATTGGATGCATTGCCTGCGAGAGAGTCAAAACTCGCGGCCAGCAACT